TCGTCCCTATGCTCACCTTCGCGCCCGGCGTGCAGGTGCTAAAGGTTGGGGCACCGCTCCGATAGTGCGGTTTCCGTTCGCCGCCACCGATGAGGACATTTTTGCCTGGGGCCGGGCGCTGAACATCTGATGAGCACTGTTTTCATTTACGCACTGAAGGAGCCCGATACCGGAGAGATCCGGTATGTGGGTAAGTCGATTGATCCAGAAGCGAGGTTGATTTCTCATCTTTCGGATAGAGAAAAAAATCGGCGAACATTTTGGATAGCCTCTTTGAAAGCGAAAGGCGCGAAACCTGTTTCGGAAATACTTGACGAGGTAGAAAAAGAGTATTGGCAACAATGGGAGGTTGCCTGGATTGAATTTTTTCGAGAACAGGGGGTTGATTTAGTCAACACTACTGTTGGCGGAGACGGATGCGGGGCGGGAGCGGATCACCCAGCGTTCGGTAGAGTCCGCCCTCAGGAAGAAAGAGACAAGCTTTCAGCGGCTCATTTGGGTAAACCAAAATCTCCCGAAGCGATAAAAAAATCGGCGGATGCCCGCAGGGGACAGAAAAGGTCTGAGGGGTTTTGCCGAAAATGTTCTCTCGGGCACCTGGGAATTAAAAGGTCAAAAGAATCCATAGAGAAAGGATCGGCGGCTCTCAGGCGCAGGGAACGACGGCCTGAGTCGTATGTGAAAATGGCGGAGTCCCGGCTCGGGGAAAAGAATAGAAAAAGAAGCAGCAGGTTTGTGGGAGTCTTCCGGAACAAGGATAAGTGGATTTCTATAATAAGCCTGTTCGGCGAACAAATTTATTTAGGGATCTACTCTTCAGAGGAACATGCTGCGCACACTTATGATTGGGTTGCGAGACTTTATTATGGAGAGGCCGCAAAGGTGAATTTTCCATGATCATCTCTTTTGAGGAAAAACTCACGGCGGATCTTGCGGCTTTTATCCATAAAGATAATTCTTTTCAGGCGGCGCTGCTACTTCAAGACGCTCTTGGGCTGAAGCTTAAAATCGAGAATGAGCCTGCGAAGTTTTTTCCACCGCTAATAGAATTCCTCCATTTTTTGCTCAACTCAGGGAAGCCAGCACTAGCGGCAAAGATGTTGTGGACTCCGGCGCAATTTAATCCCGAACCCCAATGCACAAAAGATGTTTGGGAGCTATATGAAACAACGAGCCAAGGGTTGATTATGGGCGGCGCGAGCCTTTCCAAGTCTTACTCGTGCGGGGTGCGCCTGTATCTCGATTGGTTACGAGACCCCGAGTTTACAACAATTCGTGTGATTGGTCCGTCAGAACAGCACTTACAAGCGAACCTCTTTTCGCATCTGGTGGCTTTACATACATCTGCAAAACTTCCAGTCCCGGGTAGCGTGGGTGATTTATTCATTGGCTTGGATAGGCGAAACATGCTTTCGTCTATTTTGGGCGTCGTTATACCTGTGGGAAAAACCCGCAAGGCGGGCCGACTGCAAGGCGTGAAAAGGAAAAGCCGCCCCACGCCGCACAAAATTTTTGGTCCGCTTTCGCGGTTGATGATCCTTGTTGATGAGCTAGAAAACGTGCCGGGGGGGCTATGGAGCGATCTTGACAATGTGTTGAGTAATTCAGGCGAATCGGGGGACGTTTCCGGGTTCAAAATACTTGGGGCATTCAATCCCAGTAATCAAACGGATGAAGCGGGCAAACGCGCAGAACCCCCGTTCGGTTGGCCGGCGTTTGATCCCGAGAAACATTTTAAATGGAAGTCAACGAGAGGGTGGGATGTCCTGCGATTGTCAGGAGAAAAATGCGAGAACGTCGTTCAAGGAAAACTCATATACCCGGGCCTCCAAACAAGAGCGGGGCTCGAAGCTATTGCTAGAAATTCGGGCGGCAGACAAAGTGCGGGCTATGCGACAATGGGATTGGGAATGTATCCCCCCACCGGAGTTGAACTCACGATCATAGCCCCCGGGCTATTGCAAAAATGCAGAGGCAAATTTATTTTTTATGACAAACCAATCTCCATCGGAGCCGTTGACCTCGCATTGGAAGGGGGTGCCAATGCTGTGTTTTCGCTTGGGAAATGGGCAAGAGCAAGCGGCATTCAGTTTCCTCCAAGCCTTGAATTCCCCCTCGGACGAAAACATTATTTCAAAGACCGCGCCGGACAATCAATCATCCGCTGGGGACTCCAAGTTGAGCAACAATTCATAATCCCTCGCGGCGAAACTGTCGCCATGAAAGACGCGATCATTGGGCTGTGTCGTAAAGCCGGCGTCAAGGGGGAGTATTTCGCGTGTGATCGAACCGGAGGAGGTAGCGGCGTCGCTGACTTGTTGCGCTATGAGTGGTCTCCGTCAATTATTGATGTGAATTATTCCCAGGCATGTAGCACTACCAAGATAATGATGGAGGACAACAAGACATGCGAAGAGGAGCTAGAGCGCATGGCGTCAGAGCTTTGGTTCGCGACTCGGGCCTGGATGGAATTTAATTACGTGTTGATCTCTCCTGAGATGGATCTGTCGAAACTTACCCAGCAACTTACTCAGCGAAAATTTCGCACGACAGGGTTGCGGACGAAGGTTGAATCGAAGAAAGACTACTGCTCTCGGGGTTTTCAGTCCCCCGATGAGGCTGACAGCTTCACGCTTCTCGTCCACGCCGCCCGCAAAGGTTCGGGCGTCACCCTTTCCATGAAGCTCGACGAAACGAGCGACATGCCGGGATCAGAGGATTTTGACGGATGGGAGCAAGAAGTCCACATGCGCGGCGGCTCGCGGATCGACGAAACGAATCGCAGTCAATATCTTGACGATAATTCCCGTCCGTATCAGGAGGACGTGCTGTTGTGAAGAAGATTAACAGCGGATTGTATCCTTCCTCCGGATACATTTTCATCGAGAAAGACGGGGTAAAAATCGTCGGCGGGTCCTGGCCGGGTGTAGCCGCTCGGCTAGCGTCGTATCGCACGCGCAAGGGGGAACCCCCAGGCAACACACTGGATGAAGTAATGTCCCAGGCGTGCGAACGCAATCCGGGGTATTGTCACGAGGATTCTGAAGTCACGCAGAAACAATTGAAGGTCGTTTCCCTCAAAGGCAGAATCCTCAAATGGTTTTCGAGCCTTCGCCAGCGGAATGCACGCGAGCCGATTCAGTTCGTCGATACCCACACGGCCCTTACTCGGGCCGGCGGCTGCATCACTTGCCCGATGAACGTCGCGCTTGAGGAAGGCTGCGGCAGTTGCAGAGCGGCGGTGGAAGCGCTGCGGCGGGAGGTTTTACAAGGACGCACGCCGCACAACGGGTTACTGATGCACGGCTGCACGGTGCTCGGAACGGATCTTGCGACTTCAGTGCATTTAGATGAAGTGACGGTGGAAAACAACGAATTGCCGGCGCAGTGCTGGCGGAAAAGGACTCTATGATCTGGATCGGAATTTTAATCGGCATCGGAATTTGTGTCTTGGCGGCGGTAGGATTCTGCCTGTGGTTTTCTGCCAAGGGAATGAGTATTTTACCATGGTAACAGGACCCAATCAAAAACCTCCGGAACACCCGTTTTACGGTCCGTATTCCCATCGGGGATTCGACCCGTGGCATCGAGATTCGTTCCCCGCCGGACTTGAGTATGGAGCGCCCCGGCAGGACGGCCCCCGAGGGCAGGGATGGTTTTTGGAGGACGCATGGGGGAATGAAATTGACTTTGTGCTGGACGGAACGAAGTTTGTGTTATGATGGATTTTTTGGCGGCATTCTCGGCAGGAACTCTTTTCGGCATGTTGTTTATGCTGTTCGTTTTGAGTATTACAGGGTATTTAGACCCGGATGGCAAATGATTTTTCGTCTCAAATCCCCGTTCCTGGCGTTCAGCGCTTTTTTGCGCGGGATTGCCTGGAAGGCGCTCGGCTATCGGATACTTACCACCGACCCGGAATACATGCAGCGCATCACTACGTGCTACTCGTGCAGGCACTTCGTTCGGGGCAGCGAGCAGTGCGGTCTTTGCGGATGCTTCGCGCACGCGAAGGCGCTACTCACCAGCGAAGCCTGCCCGAAAGGGTTTTGGAAAAGAATTAAGTTGCCTAGAGCCTGATTTCGCGTCACTGTTATTAGTTATGCCAGAAGATATTACCGATTTAGGAAGATCGACCAAGTTTTGTTGTTCTTGTGGGGGCCACAAACCCTTGAGCGAGTTTTACATCCGAGAAGGGGGAAAACTTCGAAACTACTGTAAAAAATGTGTGCGAGCAGCCTCGGTAAAAACATACCGTCGCGATCCCGAAAAATCTATTCGGCGCAGTTCTCAGTGGGCTAAAGATCACCCAGAGGAGACCAAAGCAACTAAACGGAAAAGCAGAAAGAACGCCTCTCCTGAGTCCCGGGCGGCGACTCGGGCGTATTCTAGGGCGTATCAACAGCAACGGAGAGACGAAGACATCAATTTTAATTTGGCGCACGTATTACGGGTCAGGATTAGGTCTGCGATAGGGAGCCATAAAAAAGCCGCAAAATCAGAAGTGTTGTTGGGGTGCTCAGTTCAACATTTACGGGCATGGCTGGAATTCTGGATGCAGCCCGGCATGACATGGGAAAACTATGGTAAACACGGATGGCATATCGACCACAAACGTCCTTGTGCAAGTTTCGATTTAACCAAACCGGAACAACAGCGGGAGTGTTTTAATTATCGAAACCTTCAGCCGCTCTGGGCTCAGGAAAACCATTCAAAGGGGGCAAAATACAATGGCTGAAAACATCCCAGGCATCGGAACATTTTCTTCGTCGTATCCTTCGGGCAAAGGCTACCCAGGCGACGTTATCCAATCGCCCGAAATCAACTCTTCGGGGACTCCAACTCAGCGGAGTATCAAAGATGCGGGGATGGGCCGTGAGGTTGTGAAATTGGTAATCGCTGCGAATCGTAATCGCGCCATCGTAGCGTCACGAATTCAGGCCAAGCTGAACGCCGAGAGACCTTACGATTCTTACAAATTAGAGGCGGAAGGGTTGGGGTGGCGCTCGAATTTCACCAGCAAACCGTTGCCATCTTTGGTTGAGAAGGTTTATCCGAGGTTCACCGCCGCCGTTAATGGGGTGAAGTATCTCACCAACAGTAGCCTCTCAAACAAGTGGGAGAATTCTACTGAAAAAACCGAGGAGTTTCGAAAGACCATTACCAACACGATTCGGTCTCGCAAAGGATGGAAAAATCTTTGTGACGACATTTCGATGAACAACTCTGTTTTTGGGCATTCGCTTGTTGGATGTCTGGATGAGTTTTCGTGGTTCCCTAATTTTTTTGCAATCGACGAAGCTTTTTTACCGGACGGGACTAAAGACCAAACGAGATTTTTTCAGGTCGCGGTTTTGAAAGAAGTGGCGCTTCCTCACGAACTGTTTGCGAAGATAGAGGATCGGGAAATCGCGAAGACACTCGGCTATGATCTTCAAAAAACAATCGCAAACATCAATCTAGCATCTCCGCAACAGATTCGTGATCGGCTCAATGTGGGAGGAACTTTGGAGATGTGGTATCAGTCCGCTCTTCGAGAGCTAACCATCGGCGCGAGCTATATGGCGGGCGCATCTGTGGTGGTGATTTATCATCTGCTCGCAAAAGAGGTGACAGGCCGCGTGAGTCACTATCAGTTTGCGGGGCCAGCAATGGATTTGATTTTCGAGAAAGACGACCGGTTCCTCAGTTTTGAAGACTGCCTCGCGCTGTTCACGTTTCAAAAAGGAAACCGGACTGTTTACGGTTCCAAGGGGCTCGGCAGGGATCTCTACGAACTTGCCGGCATGATTGATCGCATTCGCAACGAAATTGTTGACCGTTCAATCCTATCTGGAAAAATCCCTATCCAGGGCGACATTAAACGAATTCACACATTCAAGATGAGTGTAATTGGTATGACGTGTGTTTTCCCGAATGGTTGGCAAATCCTTGAGCAACGCCTCGACGGGGCAATCGAACCGCAGCTAAAACTCGACGCATACTTTTCGGCCCTCGCGGATCAACTCATCGGCAACGTTTCACCACCGCAGCAACTCGCAGGCTCGGGTGACGCACTGCGCAGCCCGCAAGCCTGGAATGTCCTCACGGCCCGTGAGGAAGAAGGACGCGACGCCCGGATCGCACGTTTTCTCGAACAGTTCATCGGCATGGTGGGGCTCATGCAGCGTCGGATTTGCAACGTCGATACCAACGAGCCCGATGCGAAAGCCGCTCAGGAGCATCTTCTCAAGCTTATGACGCGGGAAGAACTCGATGAGCTTGCCGCCTGTCCGGTCGCTGATACGGTCCAAGACCTCACACCGATGGAACGGCAGATGATTGCGCAATTCACCAACGAGAAAAAAGGCAATCCGCTTTACAATCAGCGGGCGCCCGAAGTGGAGGACGGAACCGCCCGCATCGGCGCGGACTTCGTCGTCGACTGGCAGCC